ATTGGCCGTCAAGAGATCTATGGTGAGATCCTTGACCCAGAGGCATCTGGCATCATTAAACGTCGCCAGTTCCGTATGTGGCCCGCAGACAAACCAACACCAACCCTGGAGTACGTCATTGCGTCGTATGATCCGGCGACTTCTGAAAAAACAATGAACGACCCCACGGCCTGCACTGTCTGGGGAATATTTGAGCAGCAAGACGCGGGCACCGCGGTCATTTTGCTAGACGCATGGGACGAGCACCTGTCATACCCAGAACTTCGACGTAAGGTCATCAACGACTTTAAAGAGGTCGTATACGGCGCGGACAACGAGTTTGGTAAGGGACGCAAGGCCGACCTTATTTTGATGGAGGACAAGTCTGCCGGTATCTCCCTGATCCAGGAGCTTCAAGGATCTGGCGTCCCGGTCAGAGGATACAACCCTGGAAGAGCGGATAAGGTGCAGCGTCTAAACATTGTGGCCCCATTAGTCGCCAAGGGTAAAGCGTTTATACCTGAGGACAACAAACAAAAGGGTGAGTACGCCTCGTGGACAAAACGTTTCCTAAGACAGGTATGCTCGTTTCCTGAGGCGGGCGGCCATGATGACTACGTGGACTCACTATCGCAGGCGCTGCGTGTTCTAAGAGACTCTGGATGGATACAGCTAGATCCACTGCCCGCTAGAGACTACGACTACGCCGATACAGACGCATCTAAGCGATTTGTCAATCCCTACGCCCAATAAGGGCGGATTGTGCCTATTTCTTGCATTATTATAAATAGGAATAATACATGAATCCAATCAAATCCCCACATCAACTACTCCTGGAAGAAGCAGGGGCGTCCTTGGATCCTAGTCCCGGTTTAGTAAACACGCCACAGCAGATGTTAATGCAGCAGGCAAACATATTACCTCACCTAGCACTTGGCGGTGCTGTAACACCTGCTGATATGCAGGCCGCACTGATTGTAAACGGAAATACTCCACAACATTTTGCAACTGGCGGACATCCAGAATCATTTCTTGAAAAATTAAAAGCGCTTTTAAAACATGTACCAATGCCCGCAACATTAAACGTTGGTTTAGGTTTACCGGGCGCGTATGAAGAGCACGAGAACCTACAAAAGAATTTGCAAGGCGGTAACTACGGTTCTGCAGCAAATAACGCACTTCACTTAGGCGCTTCACTGAGCCCTTATTTTTTAGTACCAAGCATGTATGACGCTGGTAATTATTTATCAGAAGCATCAGCAGGACATTTAGCGCACGACCCAGCATACAGACAAAAGATGCAAGATATGTCATCCACACCAATGGGTGGGGCGCTCGCTGGCGATACAGGATTAGCATCCCAAATTCTGGGACAACACGAATACGACGAGCCTCCTAGCATTTTGGCTGGCACAACATTACCAAAACGATAATCTATGGCAAACCCACAACTACCGATTCAAGCAGGCGGAAATCTTCCAGGTCTTAACGATCGCGAAGAAGATGTTAAAAATGCGGAAGAACAAGATGCAGAAATGGAGCAGTATGAAGACGCACTTGGTCTTGACCCAGACGAGGTAGAGCAAGAAGTTATTGAGCTAGAAGATGGCTCAGTTGTGGTTAACTTCCAAGAAAAGAAAAGCCCTAAGCAAGACCCTGAGTTTTATGAAAACTTGGCTGAGGTATTTGATGAGGACGTTCTCCAATCTTTGGCAATTGAATTTTTAGACTTTATCGACGTAGATAAAGAGGCACGCACCGAGCGTGACAAACAGTACGAAGAGGGACTACGCCGTACCGGTTTGGGTAAGGACGCGCCCGGAGGCGCAACCTTTGATGGAGCCTCCAAAGTCGTTCACCCAGTTATGGCCGAGGCATGCGTTGACTTTGCTGCCTCCGCATCTAAAGAGCTTCTCCCATCTGATGGCCTGGTTAAGACAGACATCAAGGGTAGCGCAGATAAACTTAAGACTGATACAGCAGAGCGCAAAGCAAACTTCCTTAACTGGCAGCTTACCGAACAGATCCCTGAGTACCGCGACGAGATGGAGCAGCTGTTTACTCAGCTACCGTTAGGTGGATCACAATTCTTTAAGTGGCGCTTTGACTTTGAACAAAAGCGTCCTACCTGTGAGTGGGTAGCAATTGATAACATATTGCTGCCGTACTCATCAACAAACTTCTATACATCACCACGGGTAACCGAGGTACAAGACATTACAGAAGACACGTTCTTACAGCGTGTTGAGGCTGGTATATACCGTGACATAGACTCACAGTACACCTCTGACGCGCCGATTAACGATCAGACCCGTTCTGAAAAAGCAAACAACAAAATTGAAGGCAAAGAAAATTCTATCAAGAACGTTGATGGACTTCGCCGCATCTATGAGATTACCTGTTTCATTCGTTTGGATGACGACGAGCTTACAGATGGAAAACGCGCACCATACATTCTGACAATTGACGAGTCTAGCAGCCAGGTACTGGCACTATATCGTAACTGGGAAGCAAACGATGAAAAGCTGGAAAAACTGGACTGGTACGTCGAATACAAGTTTATCCCTTGGCGTGGAGCTTACGCTATTGGACTACCTCATCTCATTGGTGGTCTTTCTGCTGCTCTTACCGGTTCTCTTCGCGCTTTGCTTGACGCTGCTCATATCAACAACAGCCAGACAATGCTTAAGCTCAAGGGTGGACGCATTGGTGGACAGTCAGACAGAATTGAACCAACACAAGTAGTAGAAATTGAAGGCGCACCGGGCGTTGACGATGTACGTAAGATTGCCATGCCGATGCCGTTCAACCCACCATCGTCTGTATTGTTTAACATGCTTGGATGGCTGACAGATGCCGCTAAAGGTGTTGTTACTACCGCTGAAGAAAAAATTAGCGAGGCAAATAACAACATGCCAGTGGGTACCGCGCAGGCTCTTATCGAGCAGGGCGCTAAGGTATTCTCTAGCATCCACGCACGCATGCACCGCTCACAGGCCAAGTCGCTTGCTATCGTATCCCGTATCAATCACTGGTACTTGGAAGAGATGGACAACCAGTCTGGTGAAGAGATCAAGGTTCGTGACTTTGCGGCAAACAACGACATCCGCCCCGTATCAGATCCTAACATCTTCTCTGAGACACAGCGTGTTGCACAGAACCAGGCACTCTTGCAAATGGCAGGAAGCGCGCCCCCAGGAATGTTTGACGTACGTGCCGTATACCGTCGCGTGCTACAGCAATTAAAAGTTCCGGCAATTGACGAGGTTCTTCCAAACCCAATGGGCGCGGCAGAGTCTAACCCTGCGCTAGAGAACGTCTCCATGACAATGGGACGACCAGCCGCGGCCTATCCAGACCAAGACCATGTGTCTCACATTAAGATTCACTTAGACTATGCAAATAATCCAGCTTATGGTGGTAACCCTGTTATTGGGCCTGTTTTTGCTCCTCATGCTTTAGAGCACATCAAGCAGCACTTAACACTACACTACCTACAGTCTATGCGTGCCTATGTGGCACAGGCAGCAGGCGGAAAAGATACACTAGACCTACACCAAGAAAAACCGTTAGACATCGAGGCCCAACAGGCCTTAGCACTTGCCTCACAGATGGTCGGTCAAGACGCACAGCAAAACCTGGCGCAGTATGTTCAGCAAATCCAGGCGCTGGCACAAAAAGTTTCACAAGCCCAACAGTCTCAACAACAAAATGCCGCCGCGGCAGATCCAACTGCACAGGTTATCCTTAAGACACAGATGGCAGAGACTCAGCGCAAGCAGGCAGAGTCACAGGCTAAGATGCAGATGGAGATGCAGCAAGATCAGCAGACCTATCAGCTTAAGATTGCTGAGCTACAGCAAAAAGTGGCAGAGCTACAGACTAAGTACCAGACCCAGACCGCGATTGATGCCAACAGAAACGCGACACAGATTGCTATGGCAGACATCAACAACGCATCACGCGAGCGTGTGGCCTCTATAGCGGCTCAGGCGGGTCTAAATAGCGATCAGATGGCTATGGCACACGAACAAAATCTAACGGCTCTGGAGGCCTCTCATCAGGCACAGCAGGATATTAGACAGCATGGCCTAGAGATTGAACAGCAACAGTTCCAGAAGCAGGCGGAACAGGTTCAGCAGCAAATATCCGCCCAACAACAGGCTCAGCAGCAGGCACAAGGCGCACAGCAACAGGCACAGCAATCTGGCTTAGAGCACGCACAGACCCTACAGCAAAACGATCAGCAACATCAACAGGCACTAGAGCAACAGGCAGCAGCACCACAACCAACACCCCCAACAGGAGCACAGTAATGGCAAAAAACCCACAAGACGGCGGCGAATTAGGCTTTCGTAAGACATACAAAATGACTGGAACCCAAAGTTCCGGTGGCGGCCCAGATGCCAAGGTAGACAACGGATCATCTGGATCCAAGCGCGCTAATAACGCCGTATTAAATGGTAACAAAATGGCCAAAGACAGCAAAGTCGGCCCAGGTAAAAACCTTAAAGACATCGGCGGAGGCAATTTCTATTAATATTTGGGGCGGATTTTCCGCTTCATTTGCATTATTATTAATATGAAAGACTTTATTAGTGAAATTATCTCTCGTACGAGAGATGAACAAGCAAAATTGGCGGAAACCCTTACCGCTGGAATAAATGTCAATACCTTTGAAGACTACCAACGTTTAGTTGGAAGATTTGAAGGTTTTAAGGCAGTACAAGACATTATAAATGAAATTTTAAGGGAAGACGAAGAAGACCTGTAAAGGTTAAGGAGCACTGAACAGTGTTTGATTTAAAAGGCAATGAAGAGCCGGATACAAGATCAGAGGAAGAATGTTTTCCCAACATCGACACCGGTATTGAGGTAGCTGGAGACCGAGTTTTAGTTCAACTAAGGCGCGAAAAGTCAACCAGCAAAGGCGGAATCATCTTAGTTGATGAGACCAGACAGACGTTACGGTTTAATGAGACGGTTGCAAAGGTTGTCCAGGTCGGACCCTTGGCATACAAGTCACCAGAAGACTTAACACCCTGGATCGAAGGTCCTTGGTGTAAAGAGGGTGATTTAGTTCGTACTATCAAGTACGGCGGCGATCGTTTTGTTGTTAATCCTGATGATGAAGGTTCACCAGTGGTGTTCATTACTCTCCAGGCCCGTGAAATCATTTCTCGCATCAAGTCGTTTGAGTATGCGCAGAAAATGAAGGCGTTTGTAGACTAATTTTGAAAGAAAATTATGGCAGAAAATGAAAAAGACGTTCCCATAAAGGAACAAGAAGACGGATCGGTACTCGTAAAAGTTGAGGCTCCAGAAGAGTTTGACGAAGAGGTCGAAGACAAAAAAGAAGGCGGCAAAGTAGAAGCCTCCGACGATGATGACGACGAAGACCACGATAAAACCCAGCACGAGGGTGAAACCGATGACGAGCGTGAAAAAATTCGTGAGGCCCGGCGTGAAGAACGCAGGCTAAAAAAAGAGCTGTCTAAACAGCGCGAATACACAGCAAAAAACAAGATTAGTGCACTTGAGAAACGCAACGAAGATTTAGCTCGCAGATTAGCCCATTTAGAAAATGGTGCAGCATCGCTAAAAATTGCGCAGATCGACAAAGCAGTGGAGGATGAAGCCACTAGAGTCGAATATGCCAAGATGAAGATGTTACAAGCAGCTCAATCAGGAGACGCATCAGCTCAGGTGGAGTATTTGGAGCAGTTGACAGACGCAAAGCAGCGCCTGCAGCAAATCCAGCATTATAAAAAGCAACAACTCGAGGCCGCAAGATCACCAAAGCAAAATGTTCCGAACCCTGTAGGGGAAGAGGTACAGAAAAAAGCAAACAAGTGGTTAAAGAAAAACTCCTGGTTTGATCCACAGGCCCGAGATACAGATAGTAGAATTGCCAAGGTAATAGATCAAGAGCTTGCCTCAGACGGATGGGATCCATCGGATTCTGAGTACTGGGAAGAGCTTGACAATCGTTTATCTGCACGTCTGCCCCACCGCTATTCATCAAAGGGCGGGACACAAAAAGCTCGTCATTCAGGCCCCACAGCCTCTAGCCGAGTATCAAACACATCCAGCGCTAAACCTGGCACCATCACATTAAGTCGTGAGCGTGTACAGGCAATTAGAGATGCGGGTGCATGGGACGATGTAGATAAACGAAACAAAATGATCCGGGCGTATGCAAATTATGACCGCGCTAATAAAGGATAATCAAAATGGCAAATACAAGAATAAAACGTGACCTAGATGACCGCTTAGCGGATCGGGTACAAGAAGTAGTTGAGCGTGCTACAACAGCCGCTCCTGATGACATTGCACGTCGTGAACGCCTGGATGCGTTTAGAGACAAGTGGGCAAATAGTGCGTTGCCCGATCTTCCTGGGGGTATCATTCCTGGGATGCACTTGTGTTGGTTGTCAACAACCAATACTTACGACAGTATCGACAAACGTATGGCGTTGGGTTATGAGCCAGTTAAAGCCTCGGATTTAGGTAAAGGCTTTGAAGGACTAGGCAAGATGAGCTCCGGCAAGTTTGAAGGCTGTGTTAGTTGTAACGAAATGGTACTCTTCAAGTTACCAGAAGACATCTACCAAGAAGTGATGCGCATGCTCCACCTCGAGGATCCCCTCGAGCACCAGAAAAATATCACCGCCAGCGTGCGTGATACGGCTCAGGGTAATAAGGGCGGCAGATCGGTCTTGGAGGGTGGTCTCTTGGAAATGGAAAAGGATACCGCAAAAGCGAATAACAAAAACATTCGTTTCCAATAACATTCTTCAAAAACACAAAGGAAATAAACTAAATGTCCACAACATTTAATCCCTTTGGTCTGAAGCCAGTGTATCATCCTAGCGGTCTTGATCGTGCAGTGCCATTCGTTGGCACTAACACATACAATCCCGGTACGACTTACACTGCTCCCTACTCTTTGAGTTCTGGTCAGTCATTTTTCCAGTACACACCAGTAGCGTTGACAGCCTCAGGTCAATTAACCATTGCAGCACAAGCAGCAGCATCTACAACTGTAGGTCGCGTATACGGCTCATTCGATGGCGTAGAGTACACAAACTCTGACGGTCGTCGTTCTGTAGCTAAGTATGCCTCCAAGACAACTTTGGATGCCTCTACTCAAATCATTTTTTGGATCTTCCAAGACCCACAACTGGTTTATGAAATCCAGTGCAACGGCTCAGTAACAACTGCAGCTATCGGCACACAATACAACTTTGACACAACCGCTGGCTCACTAGTAACTTCTGGTACAGCTATCGGTGTAGGTGGCGCAGGCTTCTCTACTACAGCTCTATTGGCAACTGCTGTTGCTGCCGGCGCTCAAGGTCAAGTACGTGTTGTTGGATTAGGCCGTGAAGTAGCATATCCAGCTGGTAGCAATAACAGCTGGGGTGATACATACACGATTGTTCAAGTACAGATCGCAAACAACATGTTTGCAGCCGCTTCGGTCTCGATCTAATATAACGAAAGAAAAGGAATAGCAAATGGCAACCCCAATGCGTAGTACCGACTTTCGTGCGGTAGTCGAACCGATTATCAACGAAGTCTTTGATGGCGTATATGAACAACGCGCTGACGAGTGGAAAGGATTTGTAGAACAGATCCAAGGTATTCCACGTAACTATCACGAAGAAGTAATGCTCTTCGGTATGAATGCTGCACCTGCCATGCCTGACGGTACTCCTGTCAGCTATGATCAAGGTGGTACATTGTACATCACCCGTTTCATCTACCAAATCTATGGCTTGGCTTATGCCTTGACCAAAGTTTTGATGGAAGACGGCGATCACATCCGTATCGGTAGCACCTTCGCTA